ATCGCGGCATTTGCGCGGTGCTCGACAGCGCCGATGATGCCGCGCTGGTCGCGGTGCGAGCCGCAGATATCAAGTTTGTGTCACGGTTGGCGCTCAACCGGATGATCCGGCGTGGGCTGATTGTGGCCTGAACGTGAGATTGGGGAAGGGATGACCACCATGCTGCAAATCAAGCAGGCTGATTACGAGAGTGTCAGCCGGGATTTCCGGGGCGTTATCGATGGCACGCGCGGGGTGTTCGCGGGGAGCTTTATTAGGGAATTATATACATGACTCCCTTGGCCCTCTGTAACAATTCGTGATAATAGGGCCAAAAGTCCTGCTTGACTTAGTAGGGCTATTAGCCCTATATAGGGTCATCAACCAGGGAGAACGCAGATGACCACCACCGAATTCCAGACCGCCAACGACCAGCGCCGCGAACGGAACCTTCGTGAACTCGCTTCCGACCTCGCCAACCTCGTTGAGAGCGGCGACCTCACCGACCAGCAGGCGAACGAGTGGTACAACAGCAAAGCAGACCAGTGGGTCTGAGGGGGAGAAGATCAAGGCGGGCCACTACCTTCGGGGGGGAAAACCCCCACCCGCCAACTCTCGGCGCTAACCCCGAGGGCGGGATATGGGTTGAAACCCCGAAAAGGTAGTGGCGCGCTTTGATCTCCAAAATTGAGGGGCCTGCTATGAAACAGAAATTGGTCTTGGCGTGGGTTGACCGCACCGGATTCGAATTCACTGGCAGATACCGTGACCGTCTCTGCCAGCATCCTGAGACGCGCGCCGTTCCAGAAGCGAGGGCGGCATGTTGGGGCGAGAACACACCAGAACTTCTGGCGCGGCTCAAGGCACATGTGGAAAAGGAAAAAACCGATCACGATTGGATGGGCTATTTTCTTCTCGACTACAACGACAGCATCCTGTCTGTGGCGCGCACGAAAGCGCTGGATGCGGGCCGCCTATAACACCCACCCAATACGCCACCGCCATTGAACGCCTTGGCCTCACTCAGAGAGCCGCCGGGGCATTCCTTGGCATTGGCGAACGCCAGTCCCGCCGATGGATCGCGGGCGATGCGCGCATTCCCGAGGCGGTCGCGAAGCTCTTGCGGCTCATGGTCAAACTCGGATTGAAGCCCGAGGACGTGAAATGAGCCGAGGGGAGTCAAGTATATAATTCCGTTGTTTTAACCCCAAGGAAGGGATCGTGTGATGGGCTGGCGTGAAATTCAACTACCGGTCAAGGCGGCCAACCCGAATGCGGCGGTTGTCGTAGGCCTGGCACCGAAATCACGAATGGCGCCGACACGGTTGGTGGTCACGGTGCGCACCACGTTGCTGCCCGAGCTGGCGTGGTGGAAGGCGGGGGGCACCGTGGCGGCGCTGCTGGGCGATGGCGAACATGCCGGGAAGCTGCGGCTGGTGTCGGGTGGCGCGTTCCAACTGAGCGTGTTGGGCGGCCATTTCGGCAAAGGCGGTTCGGTGAGCGTGTTCTTTCCGGCGCCGCCGGGGCATCCGGCCGAACGGCAGGCGCGCACGCCGGTCAAATTCGCTGTCGCGGATGGCTGCTGCCGTCGTCATGCTTCCGGCCTGGTGATCGATCTGCCGGCCTGGATACGACAGACGTCGGGCCCGGCGGCCGCGCCGGCCGCGCCGCTGCCGGCGGTTGCTGCGCAGGCCGGGTTCCGCTCAGCCGCGACGGTTGGCCGGGCGCCAGCCGGACTGGTGCGGGGGCGATGATCATGGTCCCCGGCTACTGGACGAACGAAACCAGCGGCGTGCTGCACGCTGCCGTGGGGGCCTATCTGTTCAGCGACACGCTGTCCGCGGAACAGATCGCCGCGCTGCGGGCGTATTTCCGGCAGTGGATCGCCGCGCCCGGTTTTAGTGGGCCGAAGATTGAGGCGCTGCGCCAGACCGTGGACGGGCTGACCACGCTCGATGCGATCGATGACTGGCTGGACCTGGCGATCGAGGCGGGGGTGGACCCGCTATGACCGCCGGGCGCCAGGCGTCGCCCCTCCGCCGGCGCGCGATGCTGGCGAAGGTGCATGTCGCGAAGAAGCAGATATGCCTGGATGGGTCGCTACACCACACTCGATCGGCGCCCTCGGGTGATTATCCTTGAGAGCAACAGGCCAGGGGCAGTGGACGTCTGATGGGCGAGAACAGCAAGATCGAGTGGTGCGACCACACGATGAATTTCTGGATCGGTTGCCAGGAAGTGTCGCCGGCGTGCGACCACTGCTACGCCAGAGAACAGAACAAGCATCGAGGCTGGGTGAAGGGCTGGGGACCGCACGGCGAACGCAAGCGCACGAGCGCGTGCCGGCCTGGCCACGTACTTCGGCGCCATGGTGGCGCTGGGGTGGATGTGAGGAGGAACCCATGCAAACCAACACCGCACAGGGCGCGTTTACCCTGATCACGTATGCGATCGGCCATAACCAGATGACGGCACCGGGCGGCGCCAAGTTCACCACGATGGGCCGGTCCGGTCACACGTCCCTCAATGTTGCCCGCCGGCTCGTTCTGGCCAAGGGCGGCGCGGAACCGGTAACGGTCCGCCATTACTTGCCGGATATGGACCCGGAGGCCGATGCCACGCTGATCCGCACCCAGCCTGACGATCAGCCGCATTCATCGCCAGACCTGACCCTGCTGGCGTTGAAAGCGCTCCTCCCGCTGGCCGAGGCGCGCTTCATGCTGACCCTTCGCCGAGACCCATGGGCGCGCAAGGCCGAGGCGGCGATTGCCTTCGCCCACACCATCCAATCCGGGGCCAGCATTGAGGAGGCCGTGCCGCTGCTGCTGGCCTATCAGGCTGCGTGCTACACCGCCACAGAGCAGCTTCACGCGGCTGGGGTGGGCCACGGACCGGCTGGCGGACGGCGCAGCCTTATTCGGGGGGCGGCCATGATCGAGGTCAACCCCGATGGGGTATCCATCAAAGGGTGCTCGTACATCTACGCGCCAGCCGGACAGGCCGGCGAGTATGCACCCCTGGCCGCGAACCCGTACCGGGGATGCGGGCACAAGTGCGCCTATTGCTACGTCCCGGCCGTCATCAAAATGCCGCGGGCCGAATTCGACGCCGGGGCGGTTCCGCGGCCTGGCTTCCTCGGGGCATTGACCAGGGACGCCGCGAAATACCGGGAAGCCGGTATCCGGGAGCAAGTCATGCTGTCCTTCACCACGGACCCATACCACCCGGGGGACAACAGCCTCACGCGCGCCACCCTGGAAACGCTGGCGGCGCATGGCCTCGCATTCTGCACCCTAACCAAGGGCGGACACCGCGCGCTGCGGGATATTGACCTTTTCCGGCCCGACCGCGACGCCTTCGCGTCAACATTGACCAGCCTGGACAATGCCGTTTCGCTGAAATGGGAGCGCGGCGCGGCGCCTGCCGGGGACCGGGTGGAAACGCTGCGGATATTCCACGATCGCGGCATTTTCACCTGGGTATCACTGGAGCCGACCTTGGATTGCGACGCCAGCTTGGAGATCGTCGAGAAAACCCACCGGTTCGTGGATTTATACAAGGTCGGCCGGGTCAACTATTCCGGTCTGACCAAGACAATCGACTGGATGGACTACACGCAACGGATGATCGACTTGCTCGGACGGCTCGGCGCGGCGCATTACATCAAGCGCGACCTGCAACCCTACTTGCCCGAGGGGTACCACAACCCGCTGCGGGTACCGCAGCATCACTGACCACCGCCGCAACAGAATAGTCTCCTCCACTACGCGACACGCCGGATGCGTGGATCAAAGTCGGCGCGGACGGGGCCACGCTCTTGCTCGCTGGCTGGTGTGACGGCGAAGGCGAGATGGAATTGACCGACGGCGAGATCGTTCTGTTTTCAACATTCATGGATTACGGGACGGCGACGCTCAACTTGGGCGCCGTCGGCCGGTGGTCGGTGGATGCCGACATGCCAGACGCGGCCGCAGCGGTCTGCGTTCTGGATGGTTGGCAAGAAGAGACAATGTCGACGGTTCTACTACATTGTGTCGTGCTCCTGCGAGGGGCCGGCGCCCTTCCGGGCGATTACACGGTTCAATACTTCACGTGGGGCGATGACCAGCCCTATCGTTTCGACGTGACCACACGCCGCTTTGAACGTGCGGGGACAGCATGATCATCGTCAGCGTCACGCTGGTCTCGGCGGTGCGCCATGATCTATTGGGGCGACAACGTTGAGAAATTCCGTGACGTATTCATCAAACATGGGGCGGTCGTAGATATCACAAGCCTAATAGGCAAGCGAATTGGCGAATTGCACAGAAACCTGAGATTGATCGCCTGAGCTAGGGGGACAACCTCGAAATCGTGCTGTGACGGTCTGTGAAGTGAGGCTCTCGAAGCTCTGGCCGAGGTCGGTCACGACCTGGCCTTGCCGCGCAAGCGCAAGCGCCGATGGATCGCGCAATATCACTCGAGAGACCTTGCCTTCCCTCCGTTTCGTCGCTATGATCGGCGCGCCCCAACGGAGAACGCTATGCCCAGGAGCGCTGCCCAGCGTGAGGCTCATCGGGTCAGGGAGATACACCGTCGTGAGCGCAAGCGCGCCGAATACCGCGATGCGGCTCAGAAGGCGGCCGAACTTGCTGAGGCAGAGGACGATATTCTGTGTCCCGCTGTCCTGCGGTGCGCCGTGCTGGCGTCTGACGGCGCCCTGATCCGGGGCGCCAGGATCAACATCGTCGCGCCGCGCAACGCATCGAAACGCGCGCGACACGCCGATCCCATCGCGGCGTGTCGCGATCCCCTTTTCACGGCCCGCGCAAAAGCTGCGGCACGTCAGTTCCAACTCGATTGGCACGACGTGGGATGCGGCGTGGGAACTGGATCGGCGAATTATATGCGCAGCGGCTCTGGGACCGGCGACACGGGTCACGACGCCCTGATGGCGCAGGTCATGACCAGAACGCGGCTGGAGGCCGCTGTGACGCATCTCGGAGCGCTGGCGCCCCATGTAGCCCGCGTCGTGGTGGATTGTGTCCCGATCGCGGCGTGGGCCGATGAGGTGGCCCACACTGTCCCAGAAGCTATCGGCATCCTCAGCACCGCACTGACCCGTCTCGCGACGTTTTACTGGCCCCCCAAGCCGGCCGCCCCGGAGCATGTACCCGAAATCCTCGCTTTCGGACCGCCACGATCCCATTATTCGCTTGCGACCGGCGAGTGATCCAATTTTCCGCTTGACGTAGGCCATGATTTGCTAACAGCAATATAGATAGGGTCGCATCCCTGCGCCCGGAGCCACGGACGGTCATGGCTAAGCTCACTACGAAACGCCGCGCCGCCTTGCCGAACAGTGATTTCGCCGGTCCGGCCCGCAGTTATCCTGTCGAGGACAAGGCTCACGCGCGTAACGCGAAAGCCCGCGCTTCCCAGGCGGCTAACGCTGGCCGGATCAGCGAAGCCGAAAAGCGCCGAATCGACGCCAAAGCGGATCGCAAACTGAAGGAAAAGCGCCCATGAAGCACGGCCTCAAGAATCATCCCGGCGAACACGACTGGTCCGGAAAGAAAGCCCATGATCATCCCACCCATGAGCACGGCCACAAGCATTTGGCCGAGGGCGTGAGGCACCTGAAGGAGCATCACGCGGAAGTCATTGTCGAACTCGATCGCTCTCATGAGCATCCCCACAAGCGCAGGGAGGACTGAGCCATGCCAGGCTGGACCACGAATGGTCTCCCACCTATTTCCGCCCCGGTCCAGAACGGGGTTACGATCAATGTCGGCGGGATCAACGTCAACGGCACCATTTCGGGCGGCGAAACGCTTACCTATACGCAACTCGGAGCAAGCGCCCTTTTCTCATCTGATACGCAACTCACGTCCGGCGGAGTGCCGCAAAGCGTCGCCGCTACAGCTTGGCAGATCGCGGCTCATGCCGTTCCGCTTTTCAAAAACACCGCGACCAGTACGGCTGGAGCCGCGACGCTTAACACGATGTCCGGCGTCATCCAGACCGAATCTCTGTCCACCGCTCCAGGTTCGACCTACACGATGACGCTGACCAATTCCCTGATTTCGTCGGCCAACACGCCGCCGTCGCCTGTGCCGCAGGTCGAAATGCTGTCCTACAGCAACACGCAGGGCACCGTGCAGATCAATTCCATCACAAACGGGGTTGGCTCGGTGGTGGTCGTGGTCCAGAACAGCGGGTCTCAGGCGTTCAACGGCACATTTCTGATTCCGTTTCACATCTAACCGGCCCGTTGGGCAAAACCGTGCCAAAAGAAAGTAATAAATGGCTTCCCGGCGGCGCTCCGAAAAGTCCTGGCCGACCCAAGGGGGCCAGAAATAAGCTTGGCGAGGCGTTTCTTGAATCTCTTTACAAGGACTTCCAGGCGCATGGCATAAGCACCATTGTTCTGGCACGTGAATCCGACCCGGTCGCATACTTGAAAGTTGTTGCCGGACTTCTGCCGAGGCAACTCACGGGCGAAGACGGCAATCCAATCGAAGCCACGCTTATTGTCAAAGTGGTGAAGTTTGCCGGAAATCCTACTCCCGAATAACTGGCGCCCGCGCCCCCATCAGATGTCGCTATGGCGGTATCTGGAAAATGGTGGCCGTCGCGCGGTTGCTGTCTGGCACAGGCGAGCCGGAAAAGACAGCACCGCCTTGAACTGGACGGCTCCGGCGGCCCATGAACGAGTCGGGGTCTATTGGCACATGCTGCCGACGCAGGCGCAGGGCCGGAAGACGATATGGGATGGGATCGACCGTGCGGGGCGCCGCATGATAGATCAGGCGTTTCCTGCCGCGCTTCGATCGAGTGTCAACAAACAAGAAATGAAGATAGAGCTGAAATGCGGCTCAATCTGGCAGGTCGTCGGAAGTGATAATTACGACTCATTGATCGGGGCCAATCCGGTCGGGGTTGTGTTTTCAGAGTACAGCGTAGCCGATCCCAGCGCTTGGGATTACATACGCCCGATCCTGGCGGAAAATGGGGGTTGGGCCATTTTTATTTACACGGCCCGAGGTCGAAACCATGGCGCCACGCTGCATGACATGGCGAAAGAAAA